CGCTGCTTCCCATCGGCGGGTCCGGACGATCCCGTCCCGTCTTCGGTGATTCGCGACTCAAGGTCGAGGTCGACGTCCAGGACAACCGCATCAACACGCGCGCGGAAGTAGTGGAAGGTCCCGCGCAGATCGTCGGCGATCCTGGCGTTTCCGCAGCGTTCGGAGGGTAGATCGTGGCGACGCAGACCGATTGGCGTCCCGCATCGTTCCGCGGCGTCACCTTCTCCTGCGCCGAGACTCCCGAATACGGCGGTGGTCGCAAGGTCGCGGATCATGAGATCGTCGATGGCGAGCCGTTCACCGAGGACACGGGCGCGGACTTCGCCACGTTCAGCCTTGCCGCGCAGGTCGTAGGCGCTGACTACCGCAAGCAAGGCGATGCTCTTGAGGAGGCGCTGAACAAGCGCGGTCCCGGCACGCTCGTCCATCCGACGAAGGGATCGATCAGCGTGCAGGTCGGATCGTGGTCCGCGACGGTCCAGTACCAGCGCATCACCTACAAGATCGACTGCAAGCGGTCGGGTCATCCCCTCGCCGCGTCCCCGACCGAGATTCCCGACGAGTCCGTGTGGACATGGACGCAGACCCTCCGCGGCACGCTCAATGGCGCGTTCACATCTGCATGGAGCGTTGCCGAGGAAGGTGCCGGCGTAGTGACTGCCGCGGTCGCGTCGGTCAACGATGCAGCATCGGCGGTACTGGACGCCGCGCGCAAGTTCGCGTCCCCGGACCTCGCCGGATCGGTTCTGTCGCAGGTCGAAGCCCTCGCGGCGACTGCCGACGCATCCGTGCGCCTGCCGTCCACCCTCGCGGGGCAGTGGGGGGAGTTGCTCGCGCCCATGTCGCGCGCCGGTCGGGATGCCTGCAATGCCGCCCTCGCCGCGGTTCCAGGTCCTGTCGGTTCCACAGGCGACGTCATCGCGGGGAACGCCGACGCCCTCGCGGTCATGGTGCGCGGCGGACTCGCTGCCGCCCTTTGCGATGCGACGGTGACGGACCTGCCTCCGACCCGCGACGACGCTTTGAACGCCTTGCAGGCGACGCTTGACACGCTCGCCGCGGTCGCACGCGAGATGCCCGACGCCGAAACGTGGCGAGCGATGATGGATGCCCGCGACAACACGGCGCGCGTCGTCGGTCGCCTGATCCTGACGCTGCCCCAGACGCGCGTCTATTCGCCGCCCGTAGCGGTATCGGTGTTCGAGGTATCGCAGCGGCTGTTCGGCGGTGGCGGCATGGTCGATGACCTGCTGACTCGCAACGCCATCGTGTCGCCCCTGTGGATTGCGGACCCGGTCCGCGCGTTGGTGGCGTGATGCCGATTGCCGACGAGGTTGTGGCGCTGCGGATCGGCTCGCGCGAGTGGCGGGCGTGGTCCTCCTGCACCATCAACGCGGGCATCACGAAGGCGTGCCGGTCCGCGTCCCTGTCGGTGTCGGCGATCGACCCGGAGCGGCAGGGATTGATCGACCTCGTCCCCGGAATCGAGTGCCAGGTCCTGATCTCGGGCGTTCCAGTCATCACCGGTTGGACGTCCAGCGACGAGATCAGCGCGAAGGACGGGAGCAAATTCAGCATCGGCGCCCGTTCGCGGACCTGCGATATTGTGGACTGCACGGTGGAACACCGCACGGGCGTGTTCGGAAAGGCGAAGGTTGAGGAGATCACCGCCGCGTTGTGCGAGGCGTACAACGTCCCGGTTGACTGCGACTGCGACACGGGCGACCCGCTGCCTTCATTCCGTGCCAAGCGGACGGAGGAGGTGCTTGCCGCCCTTGGACGTCTCGCACAAGAACGCGGGTTGTTGTTCACGGACGACGGCAACGGACGCCTGCACATCGCGACGGTGAACGGCGACGGTCCGGTTGTCGCCCACATCGAACGCGGGAAGCACTACGAGGAATTGACCCGCAGCCGCAGCGATTCGGAACGGTTCAGCCTGTACCGCTGCCATGGACAGACCGCGGACGAACTCGACGCCACGGGCGGTCGCCGGGACGCGTGGGTGTCCCGGACGCGGGTCAAGACGTTCGATTCGGAGAAGGCGGCGGGCAAGGACGCCTGCCTGCGTCGGGCGAAGTGGGAAGCCTGCGTTCGGGCGGGCAAGTCGGTCAAGTACGGCATCACCGTTCCTGGTTGGCGGATCGACCCCTCGGATGCGTCGTCGCCCCTGTGGACGCCGAACACCATCGCGCACCTGACCGATCCGGTTTGGAAGGTGGACGACGACCTCCTTATCGCGGACGTCACGTTCTCCCGGTCGGCCGGTGGCGGCACCCGGACAACGCTCCAACTTGGAGACCCGATCGGCTACATGACGAAGCCCCCGAAGGCGACGAAGCGCGGCAAGGGCGGGATGACCGATTGGTTCGGCGGCACGGACTTTGACGGCGACGTCTACGGCGAAGGTGACGAGGGGGGCGAGTGATGGGCGCGGGCATTGTCAACCGCATCCTGTCGAACGTCCTGCGGGCGCGCGTGTCCCGTGTGGACGACTCCGGGGACGTGCAGCGGGTGCAGATCCATGAGCACGGTGTCCCGTTGGACGTCGATCACCTCCTGCCGTTCGGATTCGCGTGCCATCCCCCGAAGGAATCGCGGGGCATCGTCGCGTCCGTTGGCGGGTCGTTCGAGCACCTTGTCGCCCTGTGCCTGTCGCTCGCCCGTCATCGTCCCCGGGACCTGGCCGAAGGGGACGCGACGGTCTACGACGCGCACGGGCATCGGATCGACCTCGACGCGGACGGCGTAGCGGTCAACTGCGACACGACGGTTGACGGGGCGGTTGACGCGACCGGCTACAAGTGCGGCGTCGGGTTCACGGGCGTTTCGGGCGTCGTGAGCATCCCGACCCCGGGTGGAACGGCTCTGTTGCAGTTCAAAGGCGGGATTCTCACGCAGGTTGCGGGGACGGCGACGTTGACGCCGCTGGTGGGAGGGTAGACCGTGCCGCAGCCGAACGTGACGATCGTCCGTACCGGGACCTCTTACGAGGGGCTGTCGCTCGCCTACGCCGCGGCGCTGGACGGCGACGTCCTCGAAATGGACACCGGGACGCATTCGGATGCCCTCACGGTGACGAAGGCGTTGACGTTCCGCCCGCGGTCGGGGCAGACGCCGATCCTCGGCGCGCAGATCATCCTCAACAGCGACGTTGGGATCACGGTTGACGGACTCACCATCGCGACCGGGACCGCGGCGGTCAAGACCAAGTACAACGGCGGCGCCTACGCGGTTGCGATCAACATCACGCGTTGCAACGCGACGTCCGCGGCAACCCTTCTCGACCAGAACACCCTATCGCAGTGCGCCGCGGTCAACGTCACGGACAACACCGGCACCCTGACGCAGCCGATCGTTACGGGGCGCGCCGGGGACAGCGTGCAGGGCACCATCGCACGGAACAACATGACCTGCCTCGGTGACGTTGGCACGGGGCCGGGCGAAGAAGTTGACGTCGGTGCCCTCGTGAGCGAGCGCAACATCCTGCGCATCAACGGCTCGCTGACCGCGGCTGCGCTCAAGGTACGCCTCGTGTCCGGGACGCTGACTTGTCAGCAGAACACCTACATCAACACCGATTCCGGCACCTCATGGAGGCCGTACAACCTGATCACCTCGTCCACGTGGACCGGATCCTGCCTGTGCCGCGGCAACGTCTATATCGGCGCGCAGGCGGCGGGGACGTTCACGGGGACGGGAACCAACGAGTTCGCGACCGGTTCCGGCTATTCGACGTTCAGCCATGCCGCGGCGAATCCCGGGCGCGCGGGTGACGAGACGGTTGCCGCTGCGTCCATGGGATTCGTGGACCTCGGAGCGGGCAACTACGACCTCGCGGCGGGTTCACCCTTGATCGACACGGCGACCGGGTGCACGTCCGTCCTGGACGTCGCCGGGCGGGTATCACCGCAACGCGAAGGGCCCGACCGCGGCGCCTACGAGTACCCCAACGACGCGCCGACCGTCACGGGCTGCGAACTCGCGGAGGCGCGCACGTCGCTGCAGGTCAACTTCTCCGCGGCGATGACTGCGGCGACCATCAACACTGGCGGCGAGTGGTCCGTCACGTCCAGCGATGGCGGGACCGCCGCCACGGTCGCGTCCGTGTCCGTGGACGGCTCGGGGCTGTTCTGCATCCTCACGTTCAGCCCTACGACCCTGCCGACGCCCGGGAAGACGTACACCGTGACGGCGCCTGCAACGGCGACGGACTACGCCGCGAATCTGATCGCTTCCGGTGGCAGGTCGGCGTCGTTCGCGGTGCCTGCGCTGCCCGTTGCCGTTCCGCCCGCGCCCGTTCTGCGGGTGACCTTCGACGGCTCGCCGTTGGAGTCGTTCGGGATGCTGCCCGAGGACGGTGAACCAGACGTCTACCCCTACATCCGCGCCGCGTGGCTGTCCCTGTTCTGCGACGCCCCCGCGCAGGAGGGTGATGCGCTGCCCGATCCGTCCGGGGATGCGCCGTACCTCGGGGGATGGTGGGGTGACACGCACGCATCGGTCGCCGGGGACGCGTGGGGGGCGCGACTGTGGTTGCTGTCCCGGACGCGCGACCCTGACGCTCCGGCCCGTGCCGTGGAGTACGCGCAGGAGGCGCTTGCGTGGATGCTGACGGACGGCATCCTGTCGGCGCCTGCCGAAGTGTCCGCGGCGCGCGACGGCGACCGGCTCGACCTGTCAGTGCGGCTGCGATTCGCGACCAACCGCGCCGATCTGGCGTTCAACCTGTGGGGGGTGTGACATGGCGATCCCGACGCGCGACTCTCTCATCGCACAGGTCCGCGCCGACCTGTCCGCGGAAGGCGCATCGCAGGTCTGGATTCGACGGGCGTTCGAGTACGCGGTTGCCGTGGTCCTTGGCGGGCTCATGTGGGCGTTCTACGCGTGGGTTGATGCCATCAGCAAGCAGGCGAACCCGCAGACGGCGACGGGTCTGTTCCTCGACGCGTGGGCGGCGATCTATGGGCTGACGCGGCAGACCTCCGCGGTTGCCACGGGCACCGTCGTTCTCACGGGCACGACTGGCGGCGTGCAACCCGCAGGGTCGGTGTTCGTTGGACCGGACGGGCAGACGTTCACCCTCGACGCGGAAACGACACTTGACGGGGACCCGGGCGGGGACGGCGCGGCGTATCCCGACGTCACGGCTACGGCTGCGGGCGTCCTCTACAACCTGACGGCCGGAACGCCGTTGACGGTGCAATCGCCTGCGGTGGGCATCGACGCGGCTTCCTCTGTTGGTACAACGGGTATCGTCGGCGGTCGCGCGGCCGAGACGGACTCCGACATCCGCGTCAGGCTGTTGGAGCGCATCCGCCTCCCGGGTGAAGTGGGACACGAACGGGACTACGAACGATGGGCGAAGGACGCTTCCGCCTCGGTCATGCGCGCGTGGGCGTACTCCTGCGGCAGACTCGGAACGGAAGCGGGCGAGGTACTCGTCCTGTTCCGAGTGTCGGGCAGCAACCCGATCCCATCGGGCGAGCTTGTCACGACCGTTACGAACTACATCGCGACGAAGCGCCCCGGCGGATCGCAGCCGGTCGTGCAGGCGCCAACGGGACACTCGACGCCGTTGACCCTCGCTCTGCCCGAGGCATCGAACACGACCGCGAACAAGGCGGTTGTGGTGACGTACCTCCAGCAGGCGTTCGATACGCTGTCCCCGGGTACGACCCTCGCCAACATCGACCTTCGCGCCTACGCAGCCCGCAGCGGGTTCGCGGTGCAGTTTCAGGCGGTGGATGGCGGTGCCGGGTCCGCGGACGTGGTGCCGGGAACCAACCTGACCCTTTGCTACCTCGGGACCGTGACGTGGGGAACCTGGGCGTAGGGGGCGACGATGGCACGCAGCGCGACAGAATACGCCCGCAGGATCGCGGCGATGCTGCCGCAGGGGCGGATCGCGTGGTTGTCGATTGACACGCGCGTTGGGAACTTCCTGCGCGGCTTGGGGCGCACCGGGAACGGCTTGGAGACTGCGGTGGTCGTGCCGTTCGAGCGCGATTGCGTGCCTTCGCGGTGCGAGGGTGACGCGCTCGCGGCATGGGAAACGGCGCTGTCCCTGCCCGACCTTGACCGTCCCGCAGTTGATCCCGACGTCGTTGCGGACCGGCAGGCGGAAGTGGCGCGGGCGCTCGGGGACGGTGGCAATCCGACAACCGACCGCCTGATCGCGCTTGCCGCCTTGTGGGGTGTCACCGTCACCATCACCGAACCGTTCACGACCAATCCCTGCGAGATATGGATCAACGGTCCCGCCGAGCACGTCACGACGTTTCGGGCGGGTTCGCACGCCGGGGACCACGTCGGGACCGAAACGGCGACATGGGCGAGCATTCGCAGGCTAATCGGGCGGTACGTGCAGGCGCACATCCGCGCGCATTTCGTCGGGCCGTCTGCCTGATAGGGAGGGTTCCATGGACCGCAATAGGACCGTTGACGTTGTTGCCGTGAAGCCCGCGTACAGCGCGGACGGGACGCCGGGGTACTTCGACACGGGGACCGAGGTTCCGGCGCAGATGTTGAACCTCATCACCGAGGAACTGCGGAACCTGGTCGTCGCCTGCGGGGGGACGCCGAGCGCGGTGGACGATACGCAGTTGGCGACGTTCTTCGCGGCGTTCCTGGCGAACGGATTCTTCTCGACGTCGCTTGGGATCGGCGGTACGTCGGGCGCGCCGAAGGTTCTGCTGGACGGGACGGGCGTGGGTTACTTGGAACTCGCAGAGGCATTTTTCACTAGCGCTTGCACTGTGAATGGTGACTTCATCGTCGCGCAGGGTTCCAACAAACCCATCATCACTCTGACTGGCGGAAACACCCTCGCCGCAAATGGGACCGTTCTGCTGTGGCAAGCATCTACCATGGCAGATGCAGACAGCAAGTATTTCGCACAGGTCCACTACAACACCAGCACGCACGCTGGCCGTCCGCAGGTCACCGATGTCTACTACTCCGCTGGCAGCGTCTACGTCCGGCTGGACAACAGTCATTCGTCGGCGGCGATGGACGCGGACTGCACCATCGACGTGTTCATCGTTGGCAAGGCACCGGTGTAGGAAACCATGTCCGACCTGACCTTCACCCTCGACGATTCCGCCCTGCGCAGGGACCTCGCCCTGTGCAAGAAACAGATCCCGTTCGCGATGGCGCTTGCCCTCACGCGGACCATGCAGGCGGCGCAGAAGGACACGCTCGCCGCCGAATCCAAGGTGTTCCACGTCCGCACGGACTACCTGACAAGCCCGAAGCGCCCCGGATACTTCCGCGTCGTGTCTGCGAAGAAGGACAACCTCGCGGCGACCCTCGGCACCCGCGCACCGCTGATGGAGCAGGAGGTGTTCGGGGGCGAGAAGAAGGCCGGAAAGCACCTCCAATCCGTCCCCACGGACGCAGGCGTGGGATCGACCAAGGACGCCGCGTTGCGCGGCGAGGACGATATGGGGACGCTGCTCAAGCAAGGCGGCAAATGGCCGTGGCGAATCGTAAACACCGCCAAGCCGGGCGGATTCTTCTTAAAACTCGTTGGCGGCTTTCAAGGCAAGCAACCTGGAAGAATTACAGACAATCAGAACAGATCGCAGACTATGGCGGGACGTAATAAGGCAGTTCTGTCCAAAGTGCGCGACCGCGCCATCCTGTTCCAAAAGACAGGACCTACCCATCCCGCGACGCGCAAGTATCTGAATCGACCGGTTGGGCGCGAGGTCTACGCGAAGGCCCCGATTCAAGCGATCTATGTGTTCGAGGCGCGAGTCAAGATCGGTCAGAAACTGCCCTTTCAGAAGATCGTCGAGATGGCTGTCGCGGAATATTGGCCCGGCGAAGCCACCAAGGCGGTCAACGAAGCCCTGTGGACGGCGAAGTGAGGATCCATGCCTGACCCTACCTACACCGAACGCCGCGTCCGCGTATCCGACTA